ATCTCGTTGATGTCATCTGCGGTGCAACAGGCATCGGGAATATGCGCGTGATGATGCGGCAAGCGTCGCCGACGCACGATTGGGTTCTGGTCGGGCAACCGTATTACACACACTCGGCCTTCGCGTTCGCCACAGGCGGCGTGCGGTTTGTTGACGTTCCTACGAGCGGAGCGAACTATCAGATTTGGATCATGAACTCTGGTGGTTCGGGGAGCTTCACTCTGTATTCGGTGAATATTCGTCTGGTTTATCTGGGCAGGCGATAGCTAAGCATCGCTATATAGGTAAACAATAATCGAGACCACTACTTCCAAGAGTGTTTTATCGTATTTAGCAAGATAGGCAAAGTCTGCGAGCGACATCTCAACGCGGTATCCTGCGCGATTTAACAGTTCTTCGGCGTACGGGCCGAGTTGAATCTTGTAAAGCATAAGGCGAAGTTTTCTGCGCGTTAAAAGATATTTTTTGGCTTCTGGCATATCAGCGATAGTCTCTAGTGCAGACTTTACCGGAGCGTCCGCCAACCCTGCCTTTTTAACGGCTCTGCGTAATGCGCGTAAACGTATCATTGTCGTTAGTTTATCGTGAGCAGGTCGCCAGCCCTGGTAAACGCCGGCGACCTGCCATCAAAGATGTAAAGCGCGGCGAATTAAACCAGTTCTGCGATCTTTTCGAGCGCCGTTTTGTCACCACTGGCTGCGCTTAGGCACAGATGGCGCAGTTGGCGTAGCTCTTGTGCCTGGTAGGGCGAGAGTTCACCAACGTATCTATCGCCTATTCTCCAAAGCGAAGCGAGGAAATCGTAGGCACTTTCTGAATCCATCTCAAGCTCATTCAGCACGACGCTATTCTCTATGGCGCGCTGGATGTCATCCCACGTCACGTAGCCCTGTTCTGCCGCCGTAGACAGCAGGTGGCGGAGGAAGGCAGTTTCGGCGCGCTCGATAGGGTTATCTGGAGAGTGCACAATGCTACAAGCGAGAGCAACTTTAGCTGAGTTAAAACGCGAGTTACTGTACATGGTTTTCTCCTTGGATGCGCCGGCGGCGTAGCAAGCGCCGCCGGCGTTAGTCTTGTGCTAGCTACTCGGCATCTTCTTTGGAGATCACGTCAAGGGCTTCTCTCATGGCGTCAACGTCACCAGATTTCCACGCTTCGCGCGCCTGGGTGCGCAAAGGGGAATCTTCGGGCAGCTTCCTTGCCGCATCTGCCAGCCTTTGGCGTAGCTCTTGAACTTCGTCTGGTAAGGGTGAAAGCTGAGACTCGGTCACGCGCTGAGCGCCTGGAATAGTCTCGGTCTCGGTCTCGTCAAGCCAGCCAAGGCCAGCAAGACTTAAAGTAAGCCTGCGCTTAGCCTTGGTTAGGGCTTTCATCTCGGCGTTGGCGAGCGCATCACCCCGCAGGCCGGCTACTGAGACAACGCCGATTTCCACGTCCTCGCGCCCGTCACGGGTGCGTCCGCGAACGGTCACAGTTATCAGCTCATCTTTGCGCTCAATATGCGCGTCCAAGATGCTTATCCCGTGAATCGAGCGCAATTGATCGGCTGCCGCGCGAGTGGCATACAGCACAAGACGACCGTTGAGCTTGAGATACTCGAACGGGCGCGTCAACGGATTAAGGCCGAGCGATTCACAAACGGCTCGGTAGTATTCGAGCCGCTGCGCCTCGTTTAGCCCGGAAAGATCGCCAGAGATAAGCGCGCGTTCCAGAACGCTGGTGGTAATCGAAGGGGTAATAGATAGTTCGCTCATAGTTAAATCTCCAAAGCGCCAGATGCGTAGGCAACTGATTCCTCGAGCGTTTGAAGCTTGAGGTAGTACCCATCAGGGTTTGTGGCTTCGTAGTCGCATAGCGACCAGTGCCCGTATGCGTCCTTCTTCGCGTTAACCTTTACGGTTCCCGACCTTGGGAAGGGCTGAGTCACATAGACATCAGCGTTCTTCCCGCGTATCTCCACCTTTGCCAGTTGAGCAAGCGATGGGGGAAGAAGGTTGCAGATCAGACAGTAATCTTCGGCGTACTGAGCGGCGCGAGCCGCTTCTTCGGCCAGTTGGCGGATGCGGTTTTCTGCGATTCGCTTCTGGCGGATCGCCAGACCGCGCTTTACAAGGTCGTCTAGAGTCTCGTTCGTCGTTTGGTTACTGGTTATCTGGTCCATCTGGTTTCCTCCTTTAGGACTGGTTATGATGTGATATTATATGGGCAGGCGACCCGATGTCAAGGGGTAAGGGATTTCTTATCAAACTCTAAGGTTTAACCCAGTAAGGCGAGCGCGATGTTATATAATATGGGCATGAGAAACTGGGAACAGGAACAGGTTGTTAAGAAGCACCTGCTGGGGTGCTACGTTGACCCGGAGCTTAAGCAGCGCATCAAGGTACTCGCGCGCGCGCGGCGCATTAGCATCAGCCAGCTTGCACGCGAGCTAATCGAGTTCGCTTTGCCGCGACTCGAAGCGCAAAGCGACTATGATCTCAACGCACGCCCTTGAGCGAGCGTTCCGTGAGGAGCGCCCGCTCAAGGGCTTTATAGCTCCAGGTCTGGCGCTTAGCTACCAGCCGCGAGAGTATCTGGCCATCGGGCGTATCGAACGCCAGCCAGACGCTGACGACATCGCGCAAGTGGTTGCGCTCGCGCGCGAAGCATTCATCTTCCTGGCGCGCGAACCACAACACGAGGTCATCGAGCTGAACGGCATCACCTGGCATCTCGCACGGTGGCTGTTGAAACGTGAATCCGTGGCAGATCACCTGCCACAAAGCAAAAGGAGAAACAGATGAACCCTAACACCTATCCTAAGAACCTTCTGTACTGCGCATCCTTTGACGTTGTCGTCGGGACTGAGCGAAGCCGGCTGTACTTGCTTGCGTCCAACGCAGAGCAAGCCGCGAAGTACGTGTGGCCAACGAAGACGCGAAAGAGGACGCGATACGTAGTGTCGTGCGAGCGTCTGGCCGGCCTACAATCCGCTGAAGAAATCGAGAGCGCCGCGCTGCTCTACGGTTTCAAGCACAACCATCCCCACATCTGCGAGGTGATGGAGAGACACAAAAGCCTAGCTAGCGTCATCATCGAGACGTGGACTTTGCGCTGGGCACTAAGTCTTCTCCAGGATGATGACGCAGCGAAGACAGTGACTATCAACGACAAGGGGCTGAGCATCCAAGGCGTGACACTGGGCGGAATCGCCCTATACAGCGCAGAAATGCTCGTGAGGAGTAGGCCGCTGCGTTTTGCCTTCGAGCAGATGCCGCACGACGAGACGGCGCAGGTGGACATTTTGGGGCGTCGCCACGCGCGTGCGCTCAAAATCTCGCTGGGCGCAGAGACTCACTACGTGTTCGATTACCGCAACGGGTTTACAGCTTTCATCCCTAGAGAAGAAGAACGATGATCGCAAAGCTAAAGAAGGTGCTCTATACGGTTGACGAACTGCATCCTGATGGTGACGTGGTCGTTCAGGTCTCAGATGACGGCTCAGTCCAAGCGTGGTCAATTAGTGAATACCGCGCTGCGTGCGTGATCACACGAGGAAAGCATGAGATCGAGAAGATGGAGAGTGCTGTTCCCGCAAGCGTGCTAAGGGATGCAAAGTCCCTGAGCGAAGCTTTAGCCAGAGACAAAACGAGCGCGCTTCCGTGGGGTGATTGGCGCATTGAAAGGCTGCGAAGACTAGACAAGACAAAAAGAGCAGCAGTGGCTATTGCTCAAGTGAGTGACATCAGGCAAATCAAGAAGCTGTACACAAAGTCATTGACGGCCCACAAGTTGTACTGCGAACTTGAGATCGCCGAAGGAAGTATCGAGTGCGTAGGCGAGCTAGGAAAGGTCTCTATTCCCGCTAATCTAACGTTACCTGGACGTATCGGCCTGAACGTGAGGTATCTCGTAGAAGCTATCAAGAATCTGGTAACGAAGGATTATGTTGGCGTTGCAATAGTGCCATACAAAGGCACGCGCATCTTCTCGCTGGCTTCTGAGTGTGAACGTCACTACATCGTTGAGATGAGGAAGCGGATTAATTGTGCAAACGAGAGCCGCAAGGGGAATCAGGCCGGCGTCCTACAAGTGCGTCATGCCAGGAGATTGAATGATGGAATCGTTCACAACAGTGCCTAACATTTACTTTGACGAGTGTCTGCCAGAACTGTCATGCACAGAGACAAAGGTACTTCTGGCCATTGTACGCAAAACAGTGGGATGGCAAAAGCAGAGCGACGAGATTAGCATTGAACAGCTTCAGCGAATGACGGGGCTTTCAAGGAACAGCGTCCGCGCAGGGCTACGAGGACTGCTTAAACGCGGGTTGGTCGTAGAGCGCACTCGAGCAATAGGCAGCAAGGCAGCGTCTTACTCGTGCGCCATCCCGTCATCTAATGGGTCAAGTCTTGACCCCTTAAAGGGTCAAAGTTTGACCCCAAAGGATGATGTAGGGGTCAAAAATTACCCCCTTAAGGGGTCAAAACCTAACCCTTTAGAGGGTAAAAATTTGACCACTGACAACGATGCAGGGGTCAAAAATTACCCCCTTAAGGGGTCAAGCCTTGACCCCTTAAGGGGTCAAAGTTTGACCCCACAAAAGAAAAAAGAAAATAAAGAAAGAGAGGGCGCGCGCTCGTCGCGCGCGCCCGCGTCCTCTTCTGAGAACCAGAACAACAAGATGCGCGACTACCTAGACCACGTGTTAGCCAGGCTGGAAGGACAAGACCCAGCCGAGCGCACCATCCGCGCATGGTCACTCCCACCACACCTTGAGGCGCAGTGCCTCTCCTTCGCCCGCGTCTTTGAGGTCATGCCAACGAAGGCCGACAAGGCGCGCTGGGCCAAGGCTGCCGAGACGCTGCACGAACTGCGCTGCGACGAAGCACGGCTCAAAGCAGCACGAGAAGAAGCCCGCAAAGCCGGCCTAACCTGCACTTGGCCGGGCGCAGTGATAAACCTGAAAGCCATTCGCTCGATTCAGCAGGAATACGAGCTCGTTTACGATGAGGAGAGAGGCGGATATGTACGCAAGCCGAAACGGAACTAAGCCAACCCCTATTGACATCACGCCCATTTACAACCAAGAAGCAGAACAAGCCGCTTTAGGTTCAGCGCTCATCGACCAGGAAGCGCTGGCAGTGCTGGCTGACATGCTCGAACCAGAGCACTTCTGGGAAGAGCGTCACCAGCGCATCTTTGAAGCGATGCTGAGATTGTTCGGGCGCGGCTGCCCGGTCGACCTTCTCTCACTCTCTGACGAATTGCGCATACGAGAACATCTGGAAGAAGCAGGGGGCGAACCTTACATCGCTCAGCTTTGCTGCGTCGTCCCTAACGCGCTGAACGTCCAGCATTACGCTGAAATCGTTTACCGTGACTGGCAACGCCGCACAGCGATACTCATCGCGCAGGACATCATCGAAGCCGCCAAGCAAGGCCGCGACAACCTGCCCACATACGCATCTAACAGGATATCTACGCTCACGACAGGCGCTCACCAAGCTTTATCGCTCACTGACGCCCTTCTCTGCTGCGTCGCTGACTACGACGCCGCAGGCGAGCGATTGCCTGGCATCCCTACCGGCCTAAGCGCGTTTGACCGCATCTTGGGTGGTTTATGTCCTGGTCGGCTGACCGTAGTCGCTGGTAAGCCTGGGGCCGGCAAGACTACGCTCATGATTCAGATGGCTCTGGCTGCCGCGCGCGCTGAATCGCCTGTAGTCATCGTCTCATGCGAGATGAGCGAGCCGGAAGTTTGCCGCGTGTTGCTCAGTCGTCACGCCGGCATCAGCCTATCTCCAGCAGACGTGCTTGCGCTGGACGAACGCACGCGCGCTGAACAGCGCCGCCGGCTGATGGACGCCGCTGACCAGATCGCTAAGATGCCGATTGCCATCGAGTACCGTCCCGGCATCTCCGTCAGCCAGTTGCGCCACCTGTTGCGCCATCACGCCCAACACGGTGCTCAGCTTGCTGTTGTTGACTACATCCAACTCGTAGACGGTCGCACGCGCCGCGACCAGAACCGCGAGCAGGAAGTAGCGGAAGTAGCTCTCGCGCTCAAGACGCTGGCCGGCCAACTCGGAATGTCCATCATCGCCGGCTCGCAGGTGAACGACGCTGGCGAAGTGCGCGAGTCTCGCGCCATTGAGCAACACGCTGATGCGCTCATCGTGCTCGAACGCGCTGACGCAGGCGACGCGCTTAACCCGCCGCCTGTGCGCACAATCGAAGTGCAAATCCGTAAGAATCGCCACGGCGCGGTTGGGAAGATGTATCTGGGCTTTTGTGCGGCCAAGGCGTCGTTCGCTGAAGTCTTTGAAGCCCCGAAGGGCGCATGGGCGAAGTAGTCAGTGTCGGTAAGGCGCGCCGACCCCCGAAAAACATGCCTTGTAACGCATCCAGAGGCCGATTTTTAGGGCCTTTCGGCCTCCACAGGTATCCAGATACCCTTGCCCACGTTTCCGCGGCTCTACGGGCCGTTTTTTGAAGCCGCAGGAGGCTTCCAACCGGTGGGACAGCCGACAGGGAACAGCTAGCTAACTAGCTAGCTGGCTGCTGAGTTCCCAACAGCCCCGCCGACCCCCGGAAAATAGGGCCTATAACGCATCCAGAGGCCGATTTTTGGCCTCGTTTGGCTACCATAGGTATCTAGATACCCCTGGCCACCAAAACGCGGCTCTACGGGCTTCCTGTGCGTTTTAAGTTATGTTAGCCTTGCCGCTGTAGAAGCTCCTGCCAGAAACGCTCAAATCCCGGCCATCTGTCCCGGCTGCTATACTGCCCGCGATCAGTGCTCTTCGCCCAGGTTTCTGCCATTGCTTTCAGCCTCGGCCTACCTGTGCCCGAACGCGAATATCGCTTCGACTCCGAACGCCGCTGGCGATTCGACTTCGCGTGGCCATCTTTGAAGATTGCGGTCGAGGTCGAAGGCGGCGTGTGGGTGCGCGGTCGCCACGTCAGACCGGTTGGCTATCTCGCAGACCTGGAGAAGTACAACCGCGCCGTCGTGCTTGGCTGGCGCGTGCTGCGCTATGCACCGCACCAGCTCGGCCAGCTTGAGCGCGACCTGCGCGCCCTACTTGCGTAAAACGAGCAGATCGAGTAACATCGTCCTCGGTTTATCTGTTTCCTCCTCTCCCTAAGCCAACCACAAGACGTGGTTGGCTTTCTTTTTAAGAAATCAGGTACAATCCTGCCGTGCAATGGTCGCCCCGCCGGCGCGGACTGGATGTGCTTTACATTGACGTAACCCTGAAACGAGACGAAGAGATTTACCTGATGCTCTCTTCCGACCGGCATCATGACCACCCTGCCCAAAGGTCTGAGCTTGAGATTCGCCATTTAGAACTTGCGCGCGAGCGCAATGCCATCATCCTGGACCTGGGCGACTTTTGTGACGCGATGCAGGGCAAAGGCGACCCCCGCGCCTCATACTCCGGTTTGGCTCATCAGTACAAGCGCAACGACTATTTTGACTCGCTCGTTAGCCGCGCGGTCGAACGCTACGCGCCCTACGCCGGCAACTTTGCGATGCTGGCGATGGGCAACCATGAGCAAAGCGTCTTGCAGCACTACGGCACGTCGCTCACTGACCGTATCGCGGCTGCGCTGCGTGAGCGCGGTTCTCAGTGCGCCTCGATGCCTTATGCCGGCTGGGTTCGTCTGACCTTCCACACCAGCATCCCGCGTATCGGCACGCTCACGATTCGCTACTCGCATGGGAGCGGCTCAGGCGCAATGATGAGCTTTGGGACGCTGGACACCCGCCGCATGCAAAGCTACATCTCCGCCGATGTCATCGTTCAGGGCCATACGCACGACTGCTACGTATTGCCGGTCGCGCGCGAGGAGTTGTCTGTGAGCGGCATACCGCGTCGGTCCTTTACTTGGCACATACGCTGCCCTTCGTACCTGGATGACTACGCTGAGCGCAGTTATTCCGCGCGCACCGGTAAGCCCCCGCGCATGTACGGTTGCGTGTGGGGACGCCTGACCATCAGCAAGACCACAAACCGGATTGCAGCCGAGTTCTCGCTTGATGTGGAGCCCTAGCAGCGTCCTGCCGGCTTTGTGGGTACAATAGGGCACATGGATATCACGCAAGTTCAAGCCTTTCTCAAATACATCGCTTCGCTTCCCGAGGTGCAGTTCATCGCCGCGTCAATCCTAGTCAACACCGCGCTTGCTGTGGCCGCCAGCATCAGAAACGACGACTTCCAGCTGCCGGCGCTGGCTAACTTCCTGTGGCGACATCTGCTACCTTATGTCGTCGCATACGCCAGCATCCGCATCGCAGCCGACGAGCTTGGATTGCAAGCCGTGGCTGCTGCCACCTGGATCATCATCCAGGCATCGTTGCTCGGTCGTATCGCAGCGAGCTTGCACGAGCTGGGCATCCCGTTGCCGGAGAACCTAGCCAAGCTTTTGCGCAAAGACCACTAGATGCGCATGGATGCCTTCTCTGCGCTGTTTGCCGTCTCTGCCATATTGCTGGCCGCGGTGACGGCCAAGCAGGCCGCGGAGATTCGCGCGCTGCGGGACGAGATTCGGGCACTCAAGCGCGACCTGGAGCGCCACCAGCGCGCGTTTGAGTTGCTGGAGCAGGCGATGGAATCGTTCAGAACGAAATAGCATGTCGCTGACATGGACGAATGAGCGCGTCAGGCTGCGTGACCTGAAGCCGTGGGAGTGCAACCCGCGGCAGATCACCAAGCGCGCTGCGCAGCGCTTGCTGGACTCGTGGCGCGACTACGGGCAGGTGCAGATGATCGTCGTTGGACCTGACAACGAGGTCTACGATGGTCACCAGCGGTTAAGCGCGCTTAAAGCCGTCTATGGCGAGGACTACGAGCTCGAGGTGAGACGCGCGTCGCGCGCGCTGACCGACGATGAGCGCCGCCGGCTCGTCATCCTGCTGCACGTTGGCGCAACTGGTCACTGGGACTGGGATGCTCTTGCCGGCTGGGAAGCCCAGCAACTTGTCGAGTGGGGGTTAGACGAGGATACTTTGAAACAGTGGCGGCTCGATACCGCCGGCCTATCTTCGTTGCTGGAAAGCGAGCAGTCAAATCCAGAATACAGCGCACCTAACGCTGATTCGGTCAAATCAGCTTATCGCACAATCAAGGTTTGTTTTGAAACAGAGGAAGCGGTTCAATCGTTTGCTGAGCTTGTTGGCCAAAAGATTACGGCTCGAACAAAGTTAATCTGGTTTCCGAGCAAAGAAGATAGTTGAATAGTTCAACATGGAACAAGAGAAGCCGCGTAGGTTTGGCAAGCCATTCACAAAAGGTGACCCGCGGATCAACCGCAAGGGTCGCCCGCGCACCTTTGACCAGCTTCGCAAGCTTGCTATCTCAATTCTGAGCGAGCCGGCCAAGGGTGCGGACGGTCAGCCCATCATCATTGATGGGCACGTCGCCACAAACGTTGAACTAATCCTTCGCTCTGCGATGAAACATCAGCACTTCGCGCGCTGGCTCATCGAGGTTGCCTTCGGCAAGCCGCCAGAGCGAATCGAGGTTACAGGGCGTGAAGGCGCGCCGTTCAAGGTGCAGGCGTTTGATTACTATGCTGCCGTTGCCGAGATTACGTCAGGACCAGAGCAGGATAGCGAGGCACAAAGCTAGTATGAAAGTGGTGTGCACAGGTCGTCGCTGGGGCAAGACGACCATGTGCGGCACGATTGCGATTGCGTGCGCAAATAGAGGCGCAGCTGTTGCATGGGTTGCACCCACATACCGTAATTCGCGCCCGCTCTGGCGGTTTGCTGAGCGCATGACCGCGCCGGTCGCCAACCAGCTACTTGTCCGGCGCGCTGAGCGCACCATCGAGTTCCCATCCGGCGGTTACCTGAGCATCTATTCCGCCGACTCGCCAGACTCAATCCGCGGTGAAGCGTTCGACCTGGTCATCGTGGACGAGGCGGCGCTGATGGACGAGCGCGTCTGGTACGATGTGCTCATGCCGACATTGGCAGACCGCCGGGGGCACGCGATACTCGTTAGCACGCCAAGAGGACGCAACTGGTTCTGGCGCGAGTACGAGCGATGCCGGCAGGAAGGCGCAGCATGGCGCGCGCCGAGCACCGACAACAAGCTACAGAGCATCCGCGAGGCTGCCGAGCGCGCCCGTCAACTCGTGAGTGATCGCACCTACCGGCAAGAGTGGCTCGCTGAGTTCGTGGACGAAGCCGGCGGGGTGTTCCGCGGCGTGCGCGCGTGCGTTCGTGCTGTTGAGCCGCGCGGTCCTTTCGCGCTGGGCGTGGACATCGGGCGAGACGAGGACTACACCGCCGTGGCCGTCTTTGACGTTGGCCAATCGGCTGTGCTGCGAGTGGAGCGCTGGCGACATGAGGATTACACGCGCACCGTTCAGCGCATAGCGCAGATCGCGCGCGAGTGCCAAGCAATCGAGGTCGTCGTGGAGCAGAACGCTGCCGGCGCGCCGGTCATGGACTACCTTGCGTCGCAGAACGTCCCGGTTTTAGGCGCGACCACCACGGCCAGTACAAAACGCGCAATCATTGAGCGTTTGGCGTGGGCGATTGAGCGCGGCGAGATTGTGTTGCCGGACGACGATTACGTCCTGACGGAGCTTGAGCAGTTCTCGCAACAGCGACGCAGGGACGGCACGTACGAGTACTCTGCGCCGGCAGGGATGCACGATGACTGCGTGATGGCCATCGCGTGGGTGTATTCGCGCGCAGCCGGCAGGAGCGGCGCAATTGTGGATGCGATATGGTAACTATCAAGACGGCATACGGGACGACCAAGGCGATTGACGCTGTGGGCTATGTGACGCGCCCACAGGCACAGTCGCTCCATGCCTACGTCATGCGCTGCATCACCCTGCGCGCGAATGCCGTCGCGTCTCTCTCTTTCCTGCGTGGCGAAGAGCAAGCGCCGTTCCCGTCGCGCCTGTACTATCTTTGCGAATCGTCGCTGTGCGTCGCCGGCGCTTTCTGGATCGAGCGCGCGACCATGCGCGTGCTCAACCCAACCGCGATGCGCGTGGAAGGGGACGCAGTGAGAGGAATCACTGCGCACATATGGCAGAACGGCCAGTTCACGCGCCGTTACTTGCCTGACCAGGTGATTTACGCGCACACCTGGTCGCCGACGAGCGACATCGGGCCGGGGCTTACGCCGCTGAAGGTCGCTGAGACCAGCGCAGCTACCGCGCTGGCCGCCGAGCAGTTCACGCGCGCCTTCTTTGAGCAGGGTGCACTTCCACCACTCATCATCACGCCGGAAGAAGGCGCGCTGACCGACGCAGACGCCGAAGCCTTGCGCACGACGTGGCAGCGTCTCACGTCTGGCGTGCGCAATGCATGGCGTGCGCTGGTGCTCAGGCGCAACATGCAAATCCGACCGCTGGAAATCCCGGCGCTGGACAAGCTCGCCATGGAGAAGGTTGATGACATGGCGCTCCGGCGCATCAGCGCAGCGTTCGGCGTTCCTGTGACCATGTTGACCGATGCTGCGAACTACGCCACCGCCGCTGAGCACCGCATCTCTTTCTGGCGAGACACGGTGTTGCCAGACGCGGAGTTGATAGCAGAAGCACTAGGGTTGACGATCAACTACGACGACATTGAAGCGCTGGCTGAGGACGTAGGTGCGCAGCGCAAGAGCGTGATTGACCTGTATCAGGCCGGCCTTGTGACGCGCGAAGAGGCGCGCCAGATGCTGGGCTTTGAGACAGAGCAGCCGGTTGACGTGGCGACGCAATCCGCGCTGCGCGAACTTGACCAGTGGCGACGCAAGAGCGAGGCGCGCAAGACGATGCTCGCTGATTTCTCGCCGCGCGACCTGCCGGATGCGTGGGTTCGCGCGGTCAGGTCACTTGCCGACCTTGGCCATTCGCCGTTTGCCTTCGCGCGCTTCATCGAAGCGAAAGCACGCCAGGCAGAACCGCCGCTCGACCGCGAGCGCGAGCAATTGGCTGCGCAGATGCTTCAGGTGCTTGAGGACTCAATCTCACTAGACGACCTGAGCTACGACGAGCAGGGCTTCGAGAAAAAAGCGCGCGCCTATGCCGAGTCTTTGTTGCTCGCTGTTGCCATCGATCAAGCCACCGCTGCGATGCTTTCTTCTGCGGCCTTTGCTGATGTGGAGCGTGCGTACGACTTCGCCTCGCGCTGGGCGAAGGACTATAGCTACGAGCTTGTGCGTGGAATCAACGAGACCACGCGGAAGCGACTGCAAGAGCTATTCACGCGCTCTCGCGCCGAGGGCTGGACGCGCAATATGCTCGTTGACCGAATCGCGCGCGTGTTTGGTCCGCAACGCGCGGAGATGATCGCCACAACTGAGGTCACGCGCTCTTATTCGCAGGGAACAGACATCGCAAGGCAGATACTTGACGAGTCCGGCTTATCGCTCGTTCATGTGTGGCACACCGCCGCTGACGAGCGCGTATGTCCGATATGCGCACCGCGCGATGGGCGCGAACAAGGCGATGGCTGGGATGAGCTGCCGCCGGCGCACGTCAGTTGCCGGTGCTGGACGACGCTAGAACAACCAAGGGGTCGCCGAAGATGAGCAAAACTATTGTTCGCTTAAATCTTCCGCGTGTGTTTCGCGGTCAACTAGACCTGACGCCAGCGTTGCTGTTCCTTGGCTACAGGCTGCGCGACAATGTGAACGTGTATCCGCCTAAAAGCCAAAGAATGCGCATTCGCTGGAGGAGCGAGCGACAGCGCAGGTATGTGTTGGCTAAAGGCCGGCTGCCTTACCGACGAACTGGTTGGCTGGCGAAGCAGTGGTTCGTCACGCCAACAGGGAACGCGCAGGTGGTCGTGCGCAACAAGGCGCGCTATGCTGCGTTTGTGGTTGGGACGGCGCAGCAACCGTTTCACCGAGATAGCGGCTGGAAGCGCGCGGACGAAGAAGCAAGCAAACTGGTTTACAATCGTGCCGTGATGCGCGAGTTCGCTCGCATAATCGAACGGGAGCTAAAGCGATGAGATTCACGCTTGATACTGAACTTCCTGTAATTGAGCGCGGTGAGTGGGACGGAGATGCCGCGCGTGAGCGCATCTTAGCTTGGGCTGGGTATGAGACAGACGCAGAAGAGGACGTGCGCAACGAAGCGCTCGAACGCGCTGCGCGTTTGTTCCTCTTCCGCCGCGACGAATCCGCTACCAAAGGTGACCTGGTCGCCCCCTGTGGCGACATCGTGGATGGCAACCCGCGGCTGGTCACATCCGGCATGCGCTTTGCGCTGGCTGCCGTGAATGGCGCGCGTGGTGGGATTGACGCGCCGGAAGAGCTGCTCGCCCGGGCGCGTCGCGCGCTCGAAGAGCTGCTGGGCCGGCAGGAACAAGAGACGGAGATGCGCTCGTTTGCCGTGAAGGTGTATGAGCAGGAAGGCAAGTTATACGCTGAAGGCTATGCGGTCGTGTTCGGCGGGCGCGACCTTCACGGCGAGCACTTCACGCGCGGAACAGACTTTGGCGCAGAGCTTCTCGGATTGAGCAACCCGCCGCTTCTTTATGAGCACGGCATTCACCCAGACGTAGGACTTAAGGTGATAGGGCGCGTAGAGGAGATGAACACCGACGAAATCGGCTTGCTCGTCAAGGCAGAGCTTGACCGGCACAGCAAATACATCGAGCTTGTGCGCCAGCTAGCAGAGCAGGGTGCGCTCGGCATGAGCACTGGCGCGCCCGGCCACCTTGTCTCGCGCAAGAGCAGCGGAGAGATCGAGCGCTGGCCAATCGTTGAGGTATCGTTGACTCCGACGCCGGCTGAACCGCGCACGCTCGGCGTTGAGATCGTGGAAGCTATTCGCTCAATCGCGCTTCCAGAGGCTAAGCCGTCGGAGGTTGTCACCGCCGAGGAAGGCAAGGCGGATGCACGAAAGAGCGTAGCGGAGGAGACTCACATGTACGTAACTGAGACTAAGACTGCAACCTTGCGCGACTTCATGAGCGCCGTAGCGCGCAAGGATTACGATGCGATTAAGGCGCTAGGCACGGGACAGGGCCCGTCGGGGGGCTATCTCGTGCCGGAAACGCTACTCCCCGACTTGCTAACCGCTGTGAGCGAGCAGTCCATCGTTCTACCGCGCGCGTTCGTGACCGATGCGCCCGGAACTGTTCGCCAGCCGGTCATTGACCTGGGCAAGGGTGCTTCTGGTGTGTTTGCCTGGTACGGTGGCGTCAAGTTCACGTGGGCGAACGAGAACAGCGCGATTGCCGAGACCGAGCCAGCCTTTAAGCAATACACCTTGCGCGCGCTGACGATGGCCGGCATCGTGCGTGTGAGCAATCGCATGTTGGCCAGCACCACGTTTGACGCGCAAATCAGGCGAATCTTGGCTGAAAGCGCTTCGGACTACCTGGATTACTACTTCATTCGTGGTAACGGCGCAGGCGAGCCGCTCGGCGTGTTGAGCGCCCAGGCGCTGGTCAGCGTAGCCCGCGACACAGCCAACCAGTTCAAGCCAGTTGACGCTGCAAAGATGCTGGAGCGACTGATGCCAGGTTCGCTCGGTCGCGCTGTGTGGTTGATCCATCCGACCGTGCTGCCGCAGCTCGTCCAGTTCTCCATCGGTAATACCCCGGTTTGGCAGCCCAACTGGCAGGAAGGCATTGCGGGAACACTGATGGGCATCCCGGTCATCCTGACAGAGAAGGTCAATGCGCTCGGCACTGCCGGCGACGTGCTGCTCGCGGACTTCAGCATGTATGCCGTTCAGCTGGTGCGCGACATCGAGATCGCCGCGAGCGCAGATGCCTACTTCGAGTTTGACCAGACGGCCTACCGGCTGACGGTCTATGCCGACGGCACGCCGCGCGTGGTGGACAAGGCGAAGTACATCAACACGAACGTGGAAGTGAGTCCGTTTGTTCGCTTGAGCTAACAGGAGACTGACATGAAGCCGACCGACTTTCTGAACATCGCCGGTCGCCTGCCGGCGCAGGCGATCACCGGCGCGACGGACACAACTAGTGTGGACATGCAGTTGCTGCGTGGTGTGGCTGCTGTGTGTATCGTAGGCACAGCGTCCACGCCGCCGTCGTTCAAGATTCAGTCCAGCGCCGACAACTCGACGTTCGCCGACCTGACCGGCAAGAGCATCACCAGCGTTGCCGCCAACAGCGAGGGCATCATCAACGTTCGCGACGAGGATTTGCCGGACGGTCACCGCTGGATTCGCGCGGCGGTGAACGGGAACGCGACGGTCGCCGTGGTCTTCATCGGCACTTCGGCGCGCAACAACCCGCCTGCGAAGCTGGCTAGCACGACCATCGTTGACTGATGAGCTACGCAACGCTCGCTCAAATCAAGCAGTATCTGGGCATCACTGCGACGAGCGAAGATGCGCTGCTGACGCGGCTGAGAGATGCTGCGTCAGCAGCGATTGACCGTTACACCGGCAGGCGCTTCACTGCGTCAACCGCGACGAAGAAGATTCGCCGGGAACACATCGTCCGGGACGTGTTCTTCCTGCCGGATGACCTGCGCGCGCTGACGCAGGTCGTGACCGACGAAGGCGATACCCTGTTGCCATCAGACTTCGTGCCGTTTGACCCGCCGACCAGGTTGCTGCGCATCAAGGCTGACGCGCCGTCGTGGAGCATCGAATACACCGCAGATGTAACAGGGCAATGGGGATTCACCGCGGCCCCGCCAGATGACATCGTGCAAATCTGCATTCGATTGGCGAGCTGGATGTATCGCTCCAAAGATGCGCAGGTGTTTGACGTGACGGGGCAGGAAGGGCTGAACACGCTGAGCACGCGCCTGCCGCGCGACATCGCGCAGATGCTCGACCCATACGTTGTGCTTGAGGTGATGCCATGCTGAGCGCTGTCAATGCCGTTCATGCCGTGGTCGCTGCTGTGCCGGGAATCGTCGCGGCCTACACGACCGTGCCGATGAGCGCGAACACGCCTGCGCTGCCTATGGCGCTGGTGACGCCGGTCAGCGAGAATCGCCGCCAGCACGCGCATGAGCTGGTGCGCATTGAGACGCTGGTTCGCGTGCGCATCGTGCACTCGCCGGTCGCGCAGGGTATTACTGAGCTTCAGCAATCAGCGCTCTATGCGCTGGCTGATGCGGTAATGACGGCACTGACGGATGACATCACGTTGGGCGGGCAGGTGGACCACGTAGCCAGCGTGGACGCTGACGAGCCGGCTATCTACACGCTGGCAGGTACGGACTATCTGAGTATCAGCGTCTTGGCAAGGGTGGTGGAGAAGATATGAGCGACAAACAGAAGCTTGGGAACAAGCAAGGAGAGGAGGCCATCAAGGTCGTCTATGAGCCGGTGGCGGAGAAGTGGCACAGGGTGTACTACCCCGGCTTGCCTTTTTTCCCACTCACGGACGACGAGCTTGTTGAGCTAGCAAGGGTGCACGACTACGACATTCAGTTTGTCAGAAGCTTATACGCGATTCAAAAGGAGAAGGTGAAAGATGCCAGCGACTCATCTACGTAGGGTTCAGCTAGGTCAGCAGACAGCGTTTGCGACGCCGGTCGCTGCCACGTCCATCTTGCGGGGCGTGAAGGACGGGAGCGTCACCATCAACCACGATGACGCGGTGGTTGAGGAGCTAGGTCGCTCAGTGAGTGACCTGATTGTCTTCTCGCAGCGTCATGCCGAAGGAGAGCTAGAGCTCCAGTGCACGTACGAGGACATACTCTATGGCTTGTTTGGCTTGTTCGGCCCGGTTGCGCCGAGCGGCGGCGCGCGCACATTCAATGCGCCGATCACGAACTACGCTGCGCCGCAGATTTACACGATTGAGTACGGAGCGCCGGGTGCAGAGTACCGAGTGGTCGGCGGCATCATCAGGGAGTGGACGTTGCGCTATGAGGCGAACGCTGGGGTGACCGAAAGTTGGTCATTTATCGGGCGAAGTGTGCAAGCGAACGCCCTGACCGGCTCACTACCGACGCGCGTCGTTACGCCTGTTGTTTCGGCTCATGCCTCATGGTTCATGGACAACATCGGCACAGCCCACGGCACGACGCCGATACCTGGCACGGTGATTGAGGCGGAGCTGAGCATCAACACCAACAGGCACCTGAAGATGTTTGAAGGCTCACAGCCGATCACTTGGGGCGAAGGACGATGGGAAGCGCAGTTGACCTTGACGGCGGAGTTCAATGCGACGACTAAGACGTGGGTTGACGGTTTGCTGATAAACCCTGTAGCACGCAACTTTCGCGTCAACTTTGTGGAAACGCCTGGCACGCGCGAGCTGCGAATTGACTTTGTAGGCTTGCTTGCTGAGCCGATTGAGCTATTCGGCGACCGCGACGGCAACATGACCGCTGAGCTGACGTTCAAAGCGTTGGTGGCCGCGCCCTTGAACAACTGGCTACAGATTCGCACCATCAACGGTATCGCTACGCTGCCATGATCGACCTGAGCAAAGTTCGTCGAATTGACCGGAACGCGCCAGGGAGCTTCATGGAGTACGCGCGCCTGCAAGCCATCATCTCCGAGGGCGACCTGATGGCTATCGCGCGTGCGCTGGAGAGCTACGGCGTTAACTTGCATGAGCTTTCGTTCAACGAGCTGACGGATGTAATCAAGCACATCGCGGGAGAGCCAACCCCTTTAGGGGACACGAGCGCGACCGCGTGACCTTGTTGCTGCATCTCGCGGAGACGTGGGGCGTTCCGCCGTGGGTGCTTGAGCAAGAGCTTTCGCTTTTCTGGGCTGAGGCCGCATGCGAGTGGGAGCGTGAGAAGGCGCGCCAGATGAAGCGCGCGATGAGGAAGCATGGCGGACGGTGAGATTCGCATCGAGATCACGGGCGACGCGCGCGACTTTCGGCGCGCGCTAGCTGGCGTATCGGACGATATTGGCAGGCTACAAAAGCAGAGCTTTGGCCTAGGCGATGCGCTCAAGACCGCGTTTTCTGCAGCCGCAGGGATTCTTGCCGCAGGTGCGATTCAAAACGGCCTACAAGCGCTCTCTGGCGCGATTAGCGGGGCAGTAGGTAAAGCCGCAGAGCTCGAGAACGAGCTTAACTTCCTACAAGCAGTAAGTGGCGCGACTGGCGAGCAGATGCGTAAAGTCTCGGAGCTCGCAAAGCAACTTGGTGCAGATGCAACCATCCCTGCTGCATCTGCGCTTGATGCTGCTAAGGCGATGACGGCGCTAGCAAAGGCCGGCTTGAATGTAGAGCAGAGCATGGCGGCAGCGAGAGGGACATTGCAATTGGCTGCCGCCGGACAGCTTGAAGCTGCACGCGCGGCTGAGATTGTGGCCGGCGCGCTCAATGCTTTCAATCTCCAAGGCGACCAGGCTGTCCGGGTGGCGGACCTGTTAGCGGCTTCCGCGAACGCGAGCGCGGCTGACGTGACCAGCATGGCCGATTCGCTCAAGATGGCGAGTGCAGTTGCTGCGATGAGTAACAGGAGCATTGAGGAAACCATCACAGCGCTTGCGATGATGGCGAACGCCGGCATCCAAGGTAGCGATGCCGGCACGTCCCTAAAGACGATGTTGCTGCGCTTGGTCGCGCCGACAGACAAAGCTGCTGGAATGATGGCAGAGCTGGGCATCAAACTGACCGACGCTAAAGGCAGGATGCTGCCAATGCGGAACATTGTTGATCAGTTCTCTCGCGCTCTATCGAAACTCAACGAGGACCAGCGCAACTTCACACTCTCTACGATTTTCGGCACAGACGCAATCCGCGCAGCGAATATCATCCTTATGGCTGGCGTGGATGCCTACGACGAGATGTACAAGGCCGTTACCAAATCGAACGCGGCAGCAGACCTTGCCGCGGCGCGCATGCGCGGGCTGAAGGGCGCGCAGGAAGCTCTCAACAACGTTGTCGATTCACTCGCTTTATCTTTTGGCGAGAAGTTGCTTCCGGGTTTAACAAATGTCATGGAAGCGCTTATATCTCTTATGGAGCAAGACGAATTTGTCGAGTTTTTTGAGAGGATAGGAGAGGGCATCAACAGTATTTTGTTAAAAATCGGTCGCTTTATAGAAGCCATAAAAGAAGAGTTGTACTTTGAACCCATCATCAATGCGCTTGCTTCTGCGCTCAAGCTATTTTTTGAGGGGATAGCTGGTGTGGTGAACACTATTATGCAGATTACTGATTTTGAGGAGATAAGCATCGCAATAGACGATATTAGAATAGCAGTTAGCCAGATTGATTTTTCGGCTCTTCGTGATTCGGCGCGCATGGCCGGCGAAGAGCTAGGCCGGATGTTTATGCCGATTCGAGCTGGGTTGGCTATGCTCGGAGAAGCTGTTGCGCCGATTTTGCGAGGCATCTTCGACCAGGTAAAAATACTCGCTGTGCAGGCGTTCCCGATTCTCACTAAAACCTTTGCCGACTTAAAACCAGTGGCAGAGGAAGTGTTGCTGGCTATTGGCCAGCTATTAGTATCTCTTGTGCCACACGTTCAGAACGTGCTAAAGGCGCTTGCGCCGCTTGTTTCGCAGATCGGCAACGCGCTACTTTCCCTTGCTAGAAACTTTGGTGCTGTGATTCGAGAAGCGTTACAGACCTTATCATCATTCATCCGCGCCATTGCTGCATTGCTGCGCGGTGACGTGGATGGCTTCGTACGCTACCTAGGCGACAGCGTGAAGAACCTGCGTGAGTTAGTGACTACCGCCATACGGGGCGCAGTGGAAACAATTGGTAACCTGATTGGCGTCAACCTGACCGGCGTGCTATCGTTCATCGAGCGAATAAATAACGCACTTCTCAGCGTGCGCAATCTTGGGCTGAACGTGGCTCAAGCGGTGGGTAGCGCTATCAACAGCATTCGCCTACCATTCGGCGCGGGTGGCCAACAGCAGCAAACGACGCAGAACGTGACGAACAACTACATGCTCAACGTGAACGCTGTCTCTTCACAGGGCGTAATGAGTGACTTTGAGCTAATGCGGAGGTTAGGATGGAGATAGAACTATTCAGAGGGTCGTCTGCGCTGACCACGCTGCACTATCGCACCGTGCCAGGGCAATACTCGTGGGTGCTGCGTGACTTCCAGGGCGACCTGATGGATGAAGTTGAAGTGCTCACACGAGAAGCTCTTGGTGGACGCACGTTGGTAGCAGGACAACAGGGACGCGCGCGACGCATCGTCATCGTGCTCGACGTTCAGGGAACAAGCATGGTGAACCTGCACGCGGCAATACGGGAGCTAGAGTCGCATGTGCGCTGGCGCAAAGGAACGCCGCTCGAGTTGCGTGTCAGGGCGCAAGCTACTAACCCGTGGAGCAAGACAGAGGTTGTGCTTGAGCAGATGAGCGCGCAGTTCGAGGACGACCAGTATCGCGCAACAGTGACGTTGCGCTTTGCGTGTAGAAGCGTCTACTGGCAAGAGTTCATCAGCACGGTTTCTGCTTCCAACAACACGCTAACTGGCAATGCCTTCGTGGTGAACCTGAGCACGATGACCTTCACACCTATCACCGGAATCACGGAGGCAATCTCTAACATTGACTATCGAGCAGCCTCAAACGAGTGGATCATCTTCACGACTTCTCAGGTCTGGCGCGCGCCTGCTACGGGTGGAGCGGCTGCGCTCATTGGGTCGTTATCAGGCTCAACCGCCTTGCGAGGATGCGTGACGCACGATGGAAACATCCTGGCAGTGGCGCAGGGCGTGAATTTTCTTGTGCGATTTACCTACCCTTCCTCGGGTCCAACTGGGTTAGGTACGTTCAACGGCGTTCCGGTTCGTGTCAGGCGGTTTGGTAATACGTATGTGTCAGTGGGTGAATTTAGCCAGTTCCAAACCACAGGTGGACTGGCGGGAATGGTCACTACTGACGTCAACGGGAATGTCATCAACCCGTTTTCTCCCTTCCCGACCAGCGTCGTCTTCCCTGGCGGCGGGCGAATCCGCGACGTGCTAATCAAAGAAGATATCGGCATAGCAATCGCATATCGTGCAACATCACCGTCTCAAAGCTGGGTTGTCGTGTGGAGCGGTCAGGTTGCGCCGTACTACGTCGCAGAAGGCGCGTCCACATGGGGGCCATTTGAGATTGACCAGTCGTCGTCGATTGACGACGTGACTATCTGCGCTGATTCCTGGATTCACGCAGGGCGCACGTTCAACACACTGTGCCGGCTAAGGAACCTGAGCGGCATCGTGCCGTACGCCTACCCGACTGCGTCAATCGGTGGCGTTCAGGACGGTTGTGCTGTAGAGCGATTCACGTTTGCTACCAGTGAACCGCGAAAGGCGTTTCGACTTGGTGATGATGGAACAGCGATGCCGCTGTTCACAACAAGTGCAAACAGCATTGCTGTACGACGAGTAGGTAATCTCATGTGCATCGGCTACGTTGCGACAGCTAATGTGTGGACGCCTCTAAATGTTGACGTCGGCTCGATTGCAAACACCGGCGCGACGGCGGAGATCGTGCCGCGTTTGGGCGGGCTTGCTGTCCCTGTGTTCGGTTGTTACAGCAAGGTGGACACGGAAATTCTTGGCGAAGTGATTGATCCGCAGACTCAAGCGGAAAACTACGAGCCGAAGTACCACAGCGGCGGAGTTGTCACGCCGTTGCCGGGCACGAACTATGAGCGCATGTTCAGAGGGTCGATGAACGAAGGAGTAACCCGATACTCGTTTGCCGTGGGTGGAAGCGTGACGTCGACTGTCACGTTCAACAGATATAAGCATGATTGGCGCTGAGGTCACTATTGCATTAACATCACTTAGAAGTCCAGGAACGCGCGTCGGCGCACTGGCACTCAGCGGCTCGTTTGAGCGGCGCGCGATGGAAGTAGCGGAGTGCGAGCTAGAAATAAGCGTGCGTGCGCCGAGCTATGAACTTAGCGCATATGGAGACGTGCTACTAGTGATGTTACCTAACCGCAGGGAATACTATTTCATCACCGCAATCGAGCGGCGCAACACCTACTATGTTTTGCGCGGCGAGACGTTCCTGCGTTACCTGCGCGACTATTATCCCGACCGGTACGCCGGGACAGCTGATGCGCAATGGAGCGGTGATGCAGCTGCAGGAGTATTGCGCTCGCTCAGGCCGATAGAGTACGTACCAGTTCATTCTTTTTCGCTCAGCTTCCGCGATTACTGGATCATTACGCCGAACAACGTGCCACCAAGCGTGAACGTCAGCACGTCTTTCGCGTGGGCTTCAAGGCTCGAAGCTGCGCAGGAGATCACGCGGCTGGCGCATGCGCAGGGCTTTCCGTTGGTGTGGTGGTTTGAGCCTGGAGGATGGTACGGAACACAACCATCCGTTGCACTTGTTTTTTCTCACGGACTTCCGCGCAATGGCTTGTTTCGCCCGCGCTGGGCTAGCTCTATCAAGTACGATGCGTGGGTGTACGACAGAAGCCAGCCGACGGCAGGGGTTGCGCTTGGCTACGGTCACGGAGAGGACAGGGACGTGACCAGGGCGCGAGCTGCGCGCGGCCTATTCAACGGATGGACATACTGGGAAGGCCGGCTCGATGGACGGGCAACTGGCACGTCAGCAGCAGCTCAGGCAGCGCTTATGCGTTGGCGACCAGTTGAGGCTGGTTCGGGCCAGGCTTACTCGCAGGAGATGCCTAGGCTTGGAGACCAGGTGTTTCTCGTCGCGGGAGAGCACCAGCGATGCGCCGGCATCGCGCACGTGGTGAGCGAGCGCTATACGGTGACCGGTGGGCAGGTCTCAAGTGCAGAAGTGGGGGTGGTGCAAATATGAACGAGCGAATAGACCTGTTAGAGCGCGGGGACAACTTTGCACCGGCCACAGTACGAGTGAACTGGTCCGGCTCCGTTACCGTTTCATCAAGTAGCGCTGCCAC